GGTGATCTATGGGTGGTATCTATTCAGATTCGGTTCCTAGAGGAAGCGGTATCCAAGATCTAGCCGGATATATTGATCGCATTCTTAAAGAAATGCAGATCAACGGTTCTAAACAACACGATAATGGTCTGTTGAACTGGATGCACGTTTACCGCAATGATCCTGAAATGTACGAACGTCTTCAGAACGTCTATCGCCACGGTTATTCAAACGTTCTAAATCCAGATCCGAATATGAAACGGTGGTATTGACATGCGAACCCTTCAAGACCTGATTGACGACTTTCAGAAGACAAATACTGTCAAAGCTCCACCGCGCAATCCGCTAGTTTCCGGTCAAGCGGAAATGGCGAAGAAGATCAAAGCGTTTCTGAACAAATACGAAACGAAGAAGCTCGGTAAATCTGATTCCCCTTGGAACCGTTACGGAGCAGGACACGAAATCGGCTCGCTCCTATTCGGTGAATCACCCGAACTCCTTGATGATATGTCCTACGGTCTCAATCCACTGACCTCAGGTGGTAGAACCGGACGCATCCCTGTTCCTGATAAACGTCTACTTGACATGCCAATTCCAACTCCTTCCGCAGGAGGGCTCGGCGTTATCAAGAACAAAGGTCAGAACTGGTTTACCAAGTCGGTTGAAAATGCTTTGAAACCGTTGAAAAGAACTACAGGTGCTGCCGATTACGGCGATCCGATAGAACAATACCCTGCAATCAACAGTTGGATCGACGGCCCGCTTACAAGCTACATCAAGAATTTAATGGCGACTCCGGAGGATCCGATTCGCCTGCGTGCAGACAAAATGGCCGCTGCGGCGAAAGCACGATATGACAAAGCGGTTGCAAAATCACAACATCCTAACGACATTAAACGCGCTCAAGAACGTTACGAAGATGAAATGTCGGGAGTTTTGCACGCAGAACCCCCAGAAGAAAAGTTAATCACAGGTCTTCGCTCAGACTCGGGTTTTCCAGAAGAAGGTTACGCTAATACCGAACTAGGTAAACAATGGGAAACATTTACAGATAATAATATAAACCCTCTTACAGCCGGAGAACGAAGACTGAATAGTGGTGGAGACTTTGACAAAGGTTTTCCGGAATTGAGCATGTTGTCAGATGAAACGCCTGTTTATCAACTGTACAATAGAATAGGGTATTCAGGTTTCGACCACCTCATCGACGAAATCGGTAACGCACTCAACCCGACAAGCGACCTTCCTGCCAATCTTCGTCTGACCCCTGAAGACCTCGCAAATCCGCGCAGGAATTCTATGGAATCAATGGTTGACATGGTTGCCAAAATCAACCAACATCGTCGCCGCATGGCAATCGAAGCAGAAAAGAAATCCAACGAAGCGATTCGCGACTATCCCGATTGGAACGTCGTAAAAGAATACCCCGATGGTTATCGCATGGTGCGCCTCCCTGACGTTGCAGATTCTGAAGAAGCTTTTAAGATCGGTAAAGCATGTGGTGAAAAGAACGGTTGGTGTACGAAGGATGACGACGCGTTGATGCGGTACGGATCAAGGGGATCACGTCTCAATCTTCTACTCGATCCTGACGGAAAACCCATTGCTCAGGTGGAAACGGGAAGGATCCCTCATATAGACTACGATTCATTTTCAGATTCAGAAGTAGAACTGTTTAGAGATAGTTGGCCTTATCCGTATGATAGACCCCGTGGCATACACACTAATGAAGAATACGAATACTACGCCGACGGCACTTATGACGCTGTTAGAGAACTTTTTCCTGACAGAATTCAATACCCAGACCCAAGGCTCAATATCAAGCAAATCAAGGGTAAGTTCAATCAAAAACCGAAAGCCGAACATATTCCGTATCTTCAAGATTTCGTGAAGTCTGGTAATTTCTCGGATATTAGAGAATTGGGTAATGTGGATATGTACGATATGAAAGAACTTGGTTACTTTTCTAAAGAAGACTTTTTATCAGATCCAGGTTTCAACAATTACATGCTAAAACGTGCTGAAGACTCTGGTGAAGATTTGAATTCGTTACTTTCTAGAAGTGGTAATGATATCAGTACTTATTATCGTAATTGGAAAAAGTTTGGCGATGAAGATTAAACTCACCGCTTGCATAACCTCAAAAATGTGCTAAACTGAGCCAATAATCAATCAGGACTCTTCATGATTCAGCAACCTCAATTAGATCTGCAGCAAGAGTTCCTTGTTGATCCAACGGATCAACCTGAAGATCCGTTTGAGGATATCATCGAGGAAGACGATGGCTCGGCCATTGTGCCGATGCTTGATGAACTGTTTCCTCCTGCGTTTGATGAGAATCTGGCAGAACAACTCCCTGAGAAATTCCTTGATAATCTTGCTCAAGATTTACTTGAGAAGATTGATAACGACAAGATTGCTCGTAAGCGTCGTGATGAACTCTATGAAGAAGGTATCCGTCGTACAGGTCTAGGTAACGACGCTCCTGGTGGTGCTCAGTTCCACGGTGCAAGTCGTGTCGTACATCCGGTCATGGCTGAGTCATGTATTGACTTCGCTGCTCGCGCAATTAAAGAACTGTTCCCCGCGACTGGCCCGGTAAAAGTTGAAACAGAATCACTTGTTTCACCTGAACTTGAGACGCAAGTCAAACAACTTGCGTTATGCTTGAACAATCAGTTTGTTCATGAGATTCCAGAATATCGCTCCGTACAAGAACAGGTTCTTACTCAGCTTCCTCTCGGCGGCAGTCAATATGTCAAATTCTCAGTAAACGAATCTGATGAAAAGATTGACGTAGAATTTGTTCCAATTGACGATGTCTTCATTCCATACAATGCGCCGAACTTCTATGCAGCAAGTCGTCAAACGCATCGGCAATATGTTTCACAAGATACCTACGAAGAGCGTATAGAAAACGCGACATATCGTGATCTTCGTATTATCGCCGCAATGGGTGACCCTGAGCGCAGCGATACCGCTTTGGCAAACGACCGAATTGAGGGTAAAGACAGTTCGGGAATGAATGAAGATGGTGATCGCGTCGTTTACGAAGTCTACCTGAAACTTGCGATTAAAGACGATGATTTCACCGGTGGTCGTAAGTCACCTTATATCGTTGCAATTGATGAATATGAAAACAAGGTTGTTTCTATTCGTAGGAACTGGGAAGAGCAAGACGAGAAACGTAGAACTCTCCAGTGGATCGTAGAAGACATCTTCATACCTTGGCGCGGTGCTCAAGGTATCGGTCTTCCTCATTTGATCGGTGGTCTTGCCGGTGCTGCGACAGGCGCTCTTCGTGCACTTCTTGACAGCGCACACATTAACAATGCGCCGACATTGTTGAAGCTCAAAGGTTCGCGCATCAACGGGACAAGTCAATCGGTTGCCGTTACTCAAATTGCAGATATTGAAGGTCCGGTCGGTATTGACGACATTCGCAAATATATCATGCCGATGCCGTTTAACGCACCTTCTCCAGTCCTCATGCAGTTGTTGGGATGGTTGACCGATGCTAGTAAAGGTGTTGTCAGCACTGCCAGCGAAAAGATTGCAGATGCGACTTCCAACACTCCTGTAGGAACTGTTCAGGCTTTGATTGAACAAGGTGCTGTGATTTTCTCCAGCATCCATGCTCGTTTGCACTTCAGTCAAGCCAAGAAGTTTGACATCGTACTGCGTATTCTCAAAACCTACTTCCCGCAGAAGTTGCAGGAATACGGTCTTGATCCGCAAATCGTTACGATGCGCGGCGTGCATCCTGCCAGCGATCCTCGCGTGTTCAGCGAAGCACAACGATTCGCTCAAGCGCAAGGTGTTCTTCAATTGGCAGAGAAAGCGCAACAAGATCCTCGCGTTCAGTACAATATGTATGAACTGCATCGGTCTGTATTGTCGCTGATGAAAGTTGACAATCTTGATCGCATCCTTCCTCCGCCGCCGAAGTCAGAACCTCAAGATCCTGCTGCAGAATTGGTATCCATTATCAACGGAAAGCAGGTGATCACTGTTCCAGAAATGGATCATGCAAGCCACATCCTGGTTCACCTTGCGTTCTTGAAAGACCCGATGTGCGGTGGTAATCCGATCATGGTTCCTATTACCGCAAAGGTTTTGGAGCATTTGAAAGAGCACATTGCACATTTCTTTGCTGCACGCCTACAGATGGCCGCGCAGCAGGGGCAACAGCAACCCGGAGCAATGCCGGGTATGCAACAGCAAGGCCCACAAAGCTCGCCACGCCCTGAGCAACTGATGGTTCAGGCTTCTGAAGAGATAATGCAAGTTGATATGGCCTTTGCAAGCGAAGCATTGACTGTAATTGAAGAAGTTGATCAATTCGTTCGTACCGTCATGATGGGCCAGAATCCTGAAATGGAAATGGTAAAAGTTCAAGCTGAAGCACAGCAACAGGCACTCGAACTTCAGTACGAAAAGCAAGAAAGCGATCTTCGTATCAAGATGATGCAAGAAGAGAATCGCCAGAATCGCACTGCGTTTGAACAGATGCTTGATCAGCGTAAGCAAGAACATGACGAAATGGTTGACCAATTGAAACTTCAACAAGATAACGCTGAAGCTAATTTGGCGCAACGGGTTGAAATGCTGAAGAACGAGATGGACAATCAGCAGAAGCAAACAACCGAGCTTCTCAAGAATCGCGATGACAATCGCACTGCTTTGATTATTGAGCAGATGAAGTTGGCGATGACTGAGATCAAGCCTGTTGATCAAGAACCGGATGATAAGAAATATCTTAAGGAACTTGAAAGTGTCCTTGAAAAAGCTAAGAACGCACAAGTGTCTGATCAAATGTCATTGATCATGGAGGGTCTGAAAGAAACGATTTCAGCCTCTCGTGCTCCAAGAACTACAAAAGCTATTCGCGATGAAAGCGGCAAACTGATTGCCGCTAGATCGGAGATAGAATGAAAAACGACGCAGGTTGGATTTTAGTTTACGACGTTAAGGGTCAGTGTTTCAACTGCAAGCACGTCATTGTTGACCACAAGATGGCCGCGTGTGACTGGGGCAGGCATGAGTTTGGCAACGCGCATAACTGCCCCGTGTTTCGGATGGAGGGTGAATGAAACCCATCACCCTAGCCGACTACTTCGCGGGCTACAAAGACCACAAGGGCGTCACGCCTGAGATACGGTCACGCGCGGCGATGCTGTTGACCCACGTCAACGCGTTCCTGCTGGAGCTGTGTGAAGACGGCCAGTGCGACTACGACATCAACCCGATCACCGCATCGATGATCAGCGGCGTGAAGAACGGCGGCTGGCGTCCGCAGGAGTGTACCGAAGGCGCACCGAACAGCAGTCACAAGCAGGGGCAAGGCATCGACATCTTCGACGCTGACGGCGACCTCGACAACGCTTGCACCGACACGCTGCTGGCGAAGCATGGGCTGTACCGGGAACACCCGGCGCAGACGGTTCGCTGGCTCCACCTAACCACCCGCGCGCCACGTTCAGGGCGCAGGACGTTCTACGCATGATCCAGTCTCTCATCGCCCTTGATCAGTTGATCAACACCCTGATCACGATCAAGGGTGACGGGCGAGGCTTTGCCGACGAGACGATCTCAGCGAGAGTGTTTCGCTGCTACCTGCAAGGGCTGATCAGCGACAAGGCGTATCGATTCATCGATGCGCTGTTCTTCTGGGAAGAGGCGCACTGCTACAACAGTTGGACAGCAGAGCGCGAACGCAGACAACTACCGGGGCACTACAAATGAGCGAAACCTTCAGCAACTGGCTAACTTCATTCTGGGACTGGGTGGATACCCGTGGCGTCATTCGCCGCATCGTCCTGTTCACCGCGATGGGCATGACATTCTGGATTTCCCTTCGCATGACCGAGTTCGTGTTCGCTGCGCTGGCGCTAGGGAAGATCAGCGAGGGCAGCATCGTGGCGGCAATTGGCATGATCACCGCACCCATCGTCGCGTTGGGTGGTTACGTCTACAAGGCATATCTGGATTCGAGGGCGCAATGACATGCTCACGTTCTGGACTTTTCTGCGAAGCCCCGTTGCGAGATACCTTGGCGCTGCTATTGCTCTCGCCGCTGTTGCTTGGGGCGCTTATCTGGCTGTTGATCATCGCGGTTATTCTCGGTGCGAAAGAGATCATGAGTTGGTTGATCTACACGCCGCCGAAGAGGCGCATCAATACCTGCTCGCCGAAGTTAAAAGAGGCGATGCCATCAGCGCAGAACTTGCAAAAACCCAGGGGAAGCTGAATGCAACGAAAACGGAATACCTTGCTTACGCCAATAGCATTCGCGGCCATTGCCCTGGCGATCTCGGGCTGTTCCTCGGCACCGAAACCCTCGCCCCTCCAGCAATGCCCTCAACCCCCGGCGCACTTACTGGTTCCGCCCCTCCCGTGGATGCTGCTCAAATCGCAGCCAACATCGCCGAGAACAGATGGCGGTTTGAACTCAACCGCGCCCAATGCGCGGCCCTTATCAACTGGCACACAGGGAAAAAGGATATGACCCAATGAGTGATGAAGATGGTTTTCGTTTGGAGCAGCACATTGGCACGATCATGCAAATCATGGTCGTTGGCCTGCTGGCATGGTCACTCAAAACAAACGTCGAAATGACGACGCAGATGGGCATCCTTAACGTCAAAGTTGAGGTGTTATCGGCCACGGTGAACCAGGGCACGCAGGATCGCTATCGAGGTACTGACGCGGCAAAGGACTTCGCCAGCGTCTGGTCGCAGTTCAGCCGCTACGAAACGCGCATCGAGAAACTTGAGGCGGCAAGCGCACGATGAGCGAAATCAACCTCCGCCCCGCCTGGCTCATTCGCCTGCTCGATTCGTTCAGCCAGGTGCTAAACGTGCTACTGCTGAACGGCGATGCCAACGAATCGATCTCAGGCCGCGCCTACCGTGAAAACTGGTCCGCAGCCGTGAAAGTTATCGACGCGCTGTTTTTCTTTGACCCCGGCCACTGTCGCAACGCGTATATGTCCGACCTGGCGCGGGCTTACGCAATCATCAACGACTGAAACCATGCCCACATTCAAAGCCACATCCCCCTCCGGTGAAATCATTGAATACACCGACACGCTTCCCGATCCTGAGCATCGGCAAGCCGGCTGGCGACTTGAGCAGATCATCATTGCTGAAGCGTCACCGGATGCGCCGGAACCTGTGCCAGTCGGCAAGGTGATGACGAAGCTGGAATACCTCCGCAGGTTCACGCAAGAAGAACGCATCACCATCCGCACGGTAGCAGCGAGTAACCCAGTGCTGGCGGATTACATGGCGCTGCTGGAACTGGCGCAGGAAATAGATACCAACGACCCCGATACCCAGGCCGCTGTGATGATGCTGGAAGGTGCCGGCTTGATTGCTGCGGGCAGAGGCGTGGAGATCCTGTATGCCTAATAAATTCATCATCGAAGGTGCAACGTACAACGGCGACGGCACGGCAAGCAATGAGGCGGCAAGCGCAGGGGCGGCGGGTGCGTGGAACCACATTGATATTCTGACGGGTACGGCAGTTGGCTACGGATCGTTGTCGGCTGGCGACACGGTTTACATCAGGAGCAAATCAAGTGCCGGTGCAGACTTGACCATCACCGCAGGGGCGGCAGTTACATTCGGTTCAACTGCGGGCACCGCAGCAGCCCCGATAACATGGGTGCTGGATGGTGGTTCAAAATGGAGCGGCATCAATGGCACGTTGTCGCTTGAAACAACAGGCCCGTTCACATTTACAGCGGTCAACTACAACGTCTATTCCGCGCAAAACCATGAAAAGTGGGTACTGAAAACAACCGCAGCGCCAAACGTAGTGACGACACCGTTAGTCACCCGCCACAATGGTTTTATCAACTGGCTGATTGACTTCTCCCTATCAACCGATGGCGGGCGCGGAGCGACTATTTCAACAGCGGGCGTCAACAGCACACTCTGTATATTCAAAAACTGCCGATTCATCAGCCATCAGCGTATTGACGGAGGCGCGTTACTTTCTACTGGCTCGACTAGCAAAGTCGTAATGGACAACTGCATCATTGAGTTGATTGCCTCTGAGAGTATCCAGATATTCAATATCCTAGGCGGAACAATCCTTGAAATGATTGGTGGGGAAATCCGTGGTGTTGGCGCAACCTCCATCACCTCGCTGACCAAAGCGGCAAGTGCCGGCTGGATCAAAACCATTGGAACTAAAATCCCGTTTGAATTGAGGTTAAACACAGGTAATCCGCCGTTTTTGTATGGGGTTGAATGTGTTGGCGCAGACAGTACGGTGGGGGCGCGTAGTGGCTATTGGTGGGGTGAGTTGAGTTCACGCACCGATGGTTATTACCCCACGCTGAATGCTGTTTTGACTGATTCAACAAGCACGCCGTGGTCCTGGTGGATGTACCCGAGTGCGGCAACTGCCGCTTCTCCGGGTGATTTGACTTCCACCGTGCTGTATTCCGCAACCGCAGCAACCGCGACAATCACGCTGGATTTGCTGTCATACACCGGGTTCACTGCAGTCAATGCTGGCACGGTGTATGCCGTGATTTCCTACGTTGACAACACAACCGGCGAGGTTGTCACACTGTCCACCAAAGACACGGGGAAGGGTGCGCTGACCGCATCCACCGCGAGTTGGTCTTCCTCTACCTACGGCCCGGCGAATTTCGACAAGTACAAGCTAGTTGCAACGACGCCCAGCACGATCAAGCAGAACTCA